AATATCTCTAATCACATTTGCAACTGCTGTGTGCTACAAGCTACCTACTAACTTTTGGTATAGATAGCTTGTAACACACTAACTCGGTTAACACAGTTGTGTTTCGCACTGTGGTCGCTAATGTGCTACAAGCTACCTACTTTCAGTTACTGGAACAACAGGGCAGTTAAACCAGTTCTTACTTGTAAGTAGCTCGTCATTATACTGGGCTGTATAATGTTATTCTTCTTCTAATAATTTTTGTACCCATTCCTCTCTAGTTACTCCTGTTAAAGCAATTTTTAATGAAGTAAATAATTGTAATATTTCATTAAAGTATTGGTCTTTAAGAGTTTCTTCTCCTTTACCTTCAGTATAAAAGGTTACATCAAATAAGTCACCCCAATTATGTATAATTGTGATACGCATATTTTCTTTGTGATAATTTTTAAACTCTAAAGTTAAACCACCACGTTGATACTTTTTACCTTCTTGATGTTCAGTAACTTTGCATTGACTATAATCAAAATCTACTTCTTCTGCGTAAGCTTTGATTGCGTCTGCACTATCTGTGTACATTCTCATTTTAATATATCCTTTGCTAATTCATTAATTTCCATCATCATTGTGACAACTTCATCTGGTACATCATCTGTTTCGTTAACAAAATCAGTAAATCCTTCACGAATATGGTCATTAGCCATTGACATAGCTAAAAATTTATTCATAAATTCATCATTGTTTTTACTTAATTCATCAACAATAAGTGTTAATATTGATAATATATATTTAATTTGCTCTTCCACTATTCCTCCTCCATAGCAATATCTAATAAGTATTGTGTTAACTCATCAAATGTTTCACTAAGTGTTTCTTCAGTAACTGTTTCTGTATAAGGTAATGTATCACTACCTGAATATTCAACATACTCATCTTGATATGGATAATCATATGTTATTTCATATCCATCTTTGCTTTTAGTTACATCCCATTGTAATGAGATATTATCTAGTGTCATTAAAAACTTAATACCGCCCAGTTTATTAACTTCCCCTGGTGTTTTTATTATGACATCAGTTATTGCGTGGTTCTTTAATACATTAGGTATCATATCTAATATATCTCCAGCTACTTCAGTTGTTATTTCACTACTCATTGTTCTCCTTTCTATGCGTAGTAGGCCCATTCGAACCCGTGTGGGAAGAAGGGCCGTGTAATATTATTTAAATCTAAACAAATTCTTTATTATGTTTTTATATGTCCATTTACTTTGTCTATCGTGTATATCTTTTTTAGATAGCCATAGTAATTCTTTCCATTCATAATGTAATAGTTTAGGATTTCTAAATAATACAATTAATAATGTTACAATGTTTACAACTTCCCAACGTGGATGTCCAAACCAATAACCTGGTTCTCTACCACTATGAGATGTTGAACTATAATTGTTGTAACCATAAATTAAGTTGAATACTTTATGTGCGTGTTTATGACATAATATAATTTCATTTTCATTTTCATTTTCCATTATTAAGTTGTCTTTAAAATCGCCATATGAACCAAACCATTGTAACCATAAGTTACCTTCGTTATGTTCGTCAACAGTAACTTTACAGTTTCTATAATTACACAACATATTCCTCCTCTATTTGTGACAATTGATATTCTTCGCAAGATACGCATAACAATGTAGATAATCTTTCTATACGTTCATTAAGCATTTCTATTTCACAATATTCTACAAATGTAGATTCTATGTGTTCACATCTGTAGGGTATCTTAACCATTTCAAAATGTTTATGAGTGTGTATATGATATCTGTCATTGTATGGATTAAGTATTTGTTGTCTAGTTGCCATATATCTCCTTCGTCTTTATGTGTAACTAATCTATGCTTTGCAATAAAAAAAAGGCTATAGAGTGCCATAAGGGGCTGACACTCTACAACCTGGTTAAGCTTTAGTAAGTAAAATCTCCTTCAGCTTTTGTTGGTGCATTCCATATATCTGTAATAACTAACTCATTTTGATATACAGTTTGTCCATTCTTTTGATAGTTATTAGCTTGAACTTTACATTCAACCATTAATCTACCAAATGGTCTTTGCTTACCTTCAGTATGATTTGCTTCAAAGAACTCATTAATTTTCTCTACAAGTTCTTCTCCATAAGCTACTGCATTTAAAGATGCTTGCTTATTATCTCTACCATCAAAGATAAACTTAAGACCATTCATAAATTTATCTCCAGTTTTTGATGCAATTCCAACATTTGGACTTCCATCTTTTGTTAATGTAGTCAACGCACCCGTTGCTACGATTGTATTCACTTTATCAAGTGAGTTTGGATAGTTTGATAACACCGTATCTCCTTTCATATTATCCATTTTTTTATTGGCGTTCCAGCGAACCCAGGCGGGAAGCGGAACGTCAAAGCTTAAATCCCAACACTCATTACATAAAGTGCCGTTTAGTGTTTTTGTTTTATGTTTCCGTTTACATTTTGGACACATATTATCTCCTTTCATAAACACTTATGAGAACTTGACACAACTTCAAAACCATTGCGCTAAATGGTGTTGCTCCTTTCAAGTTCTCTTAACTATTTACATTATTTATTTTGGTCGTCAAGCTCTGCAAAATAACTAATAGCGTCATTACGTAAAATATTTTGTTCTTTACTAATTATTTTATTTAATCCGCCTTCACTAATATCTTTAATTTGTTGTTCATTTAATACACCTAAACTAGCTAAATTATTAACTGCTTTGTGTAATATCTCAATACTATCTAATAACTTTTCGCTCATTAGTAATTCCCTTCTGCCTTATCATTTAACATTAACTCGTTACAATACTTTGCCATTGATATATAATCTGTATTTAAATCATCAAACTCTATATTCAATGGATGATAATAATTATCAAACGCACTTATCATTTGTTTTAATTCATATACTTTCATTTATCCTCCTTAATAAATAATATATAAAAAATCATAGGGGAAGAAAAAACCCCCATAAAAAGAAAGCGGAAGCCGAACAAAAAATTATTTCGTTTTTATTTTGCTACCACTATATTGGAATTAAAAAAAACCTAAGGGCTAGCTATCTAACCAACCCTTAGGCTTCTTTGATTATATAAGTGAAGTAATATCTACACCAGCATTAACTAAAGCTTTAAATCCACATTTTCTATGAATATTAAGAGACTTAGTATTAGCTGTTCTATAACCTTTATCATTAGTTGTATTACTCCAGGATTTAACAACGCTAAACTTACCATCTTTAACGCCACTTCCACCATCGGCATATTCAACAACTTCCATTACTTCATCACATATTTCACAATTATCCACATTAACTCCTTTCATAACATAATATAAATAATCATAGAAAGATATATATACCCCCATTTAAACGAACAGGGGATGTAAGCAATGACTATTTTTTTTATTATATTTAATAACTGTTAACTGGAAGTAATCTAGTCCATATAACTTCATATTGTCTTACATTTCTACATATGGACCTTTGACTAGCACATCTTAACTTAAGGTCCTTTTATTTTAAACGTATGTAGTAAAAAATATGCTGGTAATCTGTCTGGATACTGTATGGTGGCTATTTAGGGCGTAGCGGGCTATACAGTAATAGTCAATGTTTAATTGAAGTTTTTCTAAAGTTCTTGAGTACTCAGTTTGCCTTTCTAGTGTACTGTATTACCAGTCCTGAGCTTTCTGCCTCCCGATGGCACCTTTACTTGTGACTATTTACTAACCTTCAATGTTTGTAATTTAACTTAATATATCATATAATTCAATCTATGCAACAATCTATGTATAATTAGTTTTATGACAGAAAAAAAAGCAACACGAGTTATCTGTGCAGCCACTAAATGTAGAAAACGTTTAAAAGGAAAACAACGAAGATTCTGCTCTACTCAATGTAATAAAAGAACCTGGGCGGCAACAAAAGCACATAACGATAAGATTACAGAAAAACCAATCAATAATCATTTAAAACTTGACGATGGTGAATTATCTATGGTTAGACGAGGCACACACTATGATTTATTCTGCGAAAAATACGCGGAGGACCTAGCAGACGGCACCCTCACTGCCAAAGAAGTAGCCATAGACATAGGTACATCTCCAGCACAAGTATCAAGAATGATGGCAGCATACAAAATAGATACAAAGAATGCAATTGCAGCAGAAGACTGGGAAGTAAACGAAGCAGCGTTAGCTGCATTAGAAAATTTTTCTAGCTTCCGCGATAAATACTTTCGTACAGAAACGGGGGAAAAGTACGAAACAGCAGACTTTCATATGAACTGGATAAATAACATAATAGATTCAATTGAACACGGTAAAGAATTAATTATATTATCCCCACCGCGACACGGTAAAACAGAGTTATTAATACACTTTGCTGTATATCAGATAATGAAAAACCCAAACATAAGAATTATGTGGGTAGGTGGTAACGAAGACATAGCAAAAAATGCTGTATCAGCGGTATTAGAACATTTAGATGATAATGAAAGATTACAAGAAGATTTCTGTCCACCAGGTAAAAACTTTAAACCAAACAATAGGTCAGGAAAAATGTGGTCACAAAACCAGTTTACTGTAGGTACTAGAACAGTACCAGGTATTAAATCACCAACTATGGTTGCTGTAGGTAAAGGTGGAAAGATTCTATCTCGTGACTGTGATTTAATTATTGCAGACGACATTGAAGACCATCAAACTACTATGCAACCTGGTGCTAGAGAAAATACAAGACAGTGGTGGACTACTACATTATCATCACGTAAAGAGGAACATACTGCTGTAGTAGTAATTGGTTCTAGACAACATCACGATGATTTGTATCATCACTTACTTGCTAATGATTCTTTTGAACAAATAGTAGAAACTGCACACGATATTGAATGTGGCATACCAGAACACTTACCAGATGAACATATTGACTGTATGTTATGGCCAGGCAAAAGAACTTATAAATGGCTTAATACAAGAATGCAAGCAGCAGAAACTACAGGTGGTAGACAAATCTTTGAAATGGTTTATTACAATCAAGCATTTGTAGAAGGTACACAAATCTTTACTATGAATATGATTGACCAATGTATGAGACCTGATTTAATTATTGGACAAGTACCAGGACAGTTACATCTTGTTGCAGGTCTTGACCCAGCATCATCTGGTTATCAAGCTGCTGTACTATGGGGTATTAATGCTGCTAGAGGAGAATTATATTTAGTTGACATAGAAAATAGACAAGGTGGTGGTGTTAAACACGCATTGCAAATAATGTCTGACTGGCTACACAAGTATGACTTAATGCACTGGATTATTGAAGAAAACGGATTTCAAACAGCTATTAGACAAGACGATAAGATAAAAGAATTTGTATTACGTTCTGGTATTACTATGCAAGGTCACATAACTGGAAATAACAAACACGACCCTATGTATGGTGTAGGTGCAATGGCTAACTTGTTTGAAAATCAAAAAATACATTTACCAGTTGGAAATTCAGAAAGTCAGAGTAAAGTTAATGCTTATAGACAACAATTACTATATTTTGATGGAAAACCAGTTTCTAAGCGAAACAAAGAAAAAACTGATATAGTTATGGCAGGGTGGTTTCCTATGAAAGTCTTTAGAAGGATGAACAAGGAACAACTCGCTGGTATGGGATTAGATTATAATCCTAGTTACACAGATTTTGGATATAGCGATTATAATGAGGCACCGTGGGGTTAGAAAATTTAGGAATTAAAAACTACAAAGAAATTGTAGACAACGCAACTTTCTTAGTTAATGGTAGACCATCTAAGGAACGTCAAATACAAAAAGCAAGGATTAAGTCAATCTTAAATGGTGGTCCTGCTGGTATGAAAGCATTACTAGGTGAAAAGATGGAAACTACTGATGCTGACTTACTACCAGCACCTAATATGTTACAGTCAGGTATTGACCGACTTGCACAAAAGATTTCAGGTATACCACAAGTACGTGTAGATATTCTTAATCACAATACATCTGATAGAGCAAAGTTCCGTGCAGAAAAATTAGAAAGAATTGTTACAAGTTATGACGAGAAACAAAATCTATCGCTACAATTAGGACAGGCAGCTAGATGGTTGCCAGGGTACGGTTACTGCGCTTGGATTATAACGACACGCACAGATAAAAATGGTTACATATACCCAACAGCAGAACTGCGTGACCCTTACGATACATTTCCAGGAAACTTTGGTCCTGACCAAAAACCACGTGAGTTAGCAGTATTAAGACGTGTACCTAGATATAAACTTGCACAACTATATCCAGAATTTGCTAAAGAGATTTTAAACCCAGAAGAAGAAGATACAGCAGAAGCTGCATACGGTGCAGGTGGATTAAATGATTCATACAACGCAAGTTCAGATGATGCTAACTGGGAAGATAATACAGGACAAGGTGTAAGAGTAATTGAATATTATGACGTAGGTGGTACATACATAATCTTTCCTGAAAAGAAAATGATTTTAGATTTTATTCCAAACTTTTTAAGTGGTCCTCCATTTATATTTATGAAACGATTGGCTTTTGATGAACTTAAAGGACAGTATGACCACGTAATAGGTTTGATGGCTATGATGGCAAAAATAAACATTATGTCAGCTATAGCAATGGAAGACAGTGTGTTTACAGAAACAAACATATCTGGTGAATTAGAGTCAGGTCAATATCGTAAAGGTAGATTTGCAATTAACTATTTATCACCAGGTACACAAGTAAGTAAACCTGCTAATAACATTCCTTATCAATTATTTCAACAAGTTGACAGATTAGAACGTCAGCTACGTATGGTTGGTGGATATCCCGTAACTGACGATAGTCAAAGCCCTAACTCATTTGTAACTGGAGCTGGTCTGTCAGAATTAAATAGCACTATGTCATTAATGATTAATGAATATAGAGAAATTATAAAACACGGCTTACAAGATATGGACTCTTTAAGATTAGAGTTAGATACTTTGTTAGCTGTACAGTACCCGCAGCTATCTAAGAAACCTATACAAGGTTTTTATGCTGGTACTGCATTTTCTGAAAACTATGCACCTACACAAGATATAGCTGGTGAATATAGAACTAGACGTGTTTATGGTGTTATGGCTGGTTTTGACGAACCACAAAAAATTGTAACTGGATTGCAATTGTTACAAGCAGGTGTTATAGACACAGAAACGTTACAAGATAACATTGATGGTCTTGACAATATAGCTAAAGTACAAGAACGTATTAGAAAAAATAAAGCAGAAAATGTATTATTTGAATCTGTACTTGCTAGGTCAGCACAAGGTGATATGGCAGCTACACAAGCTGTAATTGCTATTTATGAATATCCACAAGAAATGACAGAAATACTTAAAATGTTCTATACACCACAAGAACCACAAATGTCACCTGAACAACAAATGATGATTGAACAACAAATGATGCAACAACAGATGGCTGCAGGCCCTCCAAGTGTTGCTCAAGCATTAGGTGGTATGTAATGGAAGAAAAAGAATTTTGGAATATTATTGAAAATAATTTTGGAATGTATGATGAGTTAGATGAAGATGAAGCAAATCTTTTTGAACCATATAAACAACAAAATTTTACAATAATAAATCCTACACCTGGCATAATAATAATGATAAAGGACGAATTTTATGGCGAAATCTAGAAGAGGTGGATACAGGCAACCTAAAAATCCTGCTCCAGTAGCTACACAAGATAGAAATAGAACTGATGGTGGTCCAGGAAATCAAAAACAACCACTTAGAAGAATACCTGGTTTACCTTATGGTGAGCAAAAAGATTTAACTTTACAACAACAAGCTGCTCCATTAGCTGGAGGTGGACAAGCTACACCTATGCCACAACAACAAGCTCAACCAGCTAGACCAGATGTATTTGCTCCAACAGAAAGACCAATGGAACCTACAACACAAGGTGCTGCATTTGGTCCTGGTAGTGGTCCTGCTGACCAATTAGAAGATGAAACTGATATTATTCTTGCTGCGTTGTATTCTGTAAACCCACATCCTGTTATAGCGGAGTTAATTAATACTAGGAGCGTATAATGGGTTTTTTATTTCAGGACCCATTCCAAGAAAGAGATGCACTCTATGCTATTGATTCTTTAAATAAAAAATTTAAAGTATGGCAAGAAATATTTAAAACACCTCAAGGTGAACAAATTGCTAATAACTTAATTGAAACTACTACTGCATATCCTGCATTACCTAAAACGTTAGCTAAAGATATTGCTTTTACAGTTCCTGATGCTGCAAACAATAAAGAAGTACAAAACATTGTAGAGGAAGTATCTTTATCTCACGTTCAAGAACAAGCAGAGTTATGGGATAAATTAACAGAAGAACATTACAAATTTGGTGGTGATTTTGAAACTAATATGATTATTAGACCTATTGATTTCTGGACACTTGGATTATCTAAAGGTGGAGCTAAACCAGGAGATATACAATATGGTGTATGGGCTGCACAAGCTTATGACGCTTTCTGGCAAAACTTTGGTTTAAGAGGTAAATGGACTGGAGGTGTTGCTGGGTTTGTACCTGCATTATGGGGAGGTATGCCTGTAGGTAGGTCACAAGCTTATGTAAGAGATTTAATACTTTATGACAAAAAAATTAGAGATGGTGCTACACCACAGGAAGCACAAGACGCATTAGCTATTGATGTAAGTTTTACACAAGTATCTGGTATAGGTGAAAAACTAGATATGCGTGGAACACTTAACAAATACGTTGATATGTTTAAAGAAGCTCACAAAATGGGTGGTGAAACAATATTTAGAGCTATGTGGAATGAAATGTCTGCTGGTAGACCAATTAACTTTAACAGAGACCATTGGATGCGTATGGAAACTCTTAAACCAGAAAATGACCCAAGGTATCAAGAGTTAATTACTGAATACAATTACTCACCAGAAAAAGCAAAAGAACTATTTTATAAATACAATGGTAGGCCATTAAAAGCTTATGACGAAAATGGTGAACAACATTATACAAGTTTAGATAATCCAGCCAGAATACATTTCTTTGCAGGTAGAAAATCTCACGGTATAACAGGTAGTTATACAACAAATATGAAATATGCTAATGATGGTCTTAACTTTAAACTTAAATCTATATACGATAATGAACCAGAACAAAGAATATTATTTTCTCCTGGTAGATATCAAGCATCATTGTTTGCTAAACCAGGTTCTGGTGCATACAACTTTATATCTGGTGCTGTTGACTTTAGTGCTATGGCTATTGAAGAGTTTGTAGGTGCTAAAGGTGTTAGTCAAATAGGTAAAGCATTCAGAGGATTAAGACAAATAAATCCTTTATTAGATGAAAGTACAAAAGTAATTGATATTGCCAGAGCTGGTAAAGTTTCTAACAACTCACCTCTTGACGAAGCTGCAGCTGTACTTGATGACATTGGTCCTAAAATTGATGGTACTAAAGCAGGAGATACTGCTGAAGGAATTAATGACAATTTAGGATTATGGCAAGGTTATAAAGCAAGACGTAAAGCTGGTGCTGTTGAAAGGTCAACTAGAAAAAAATACTTAGCAAATAATATTATGCCTAAAGTATTTAGAGAAACTAAAGATGAAATGCTTAACAGACCATTTATGTATCAAAACATATATGAACCTTTAGTAAAAGAAGTAGCAAAAGATAAAGATGTAGCTGCTGTATTAATGGATACAAATCCTATTTATAAAAACTTACAAAAAAGTACTAGACAAAAATTAATACGTGTTGCAGAAAAAAAAGGTGTTGAAGGTGTTAAAAATACATTTGGCCAATTAATTGATGAAGGTGTTTATGTAGGTGGAAAAATACCTAGAGATTATTTACCAGGCAAAATGTTACCTAAAGGTGCTTCATTTTTAACAAATAAAATATTAATTGAAAATGCAAAGAAAGCTAAATACTATAAAGATTTACCAGACCCATCAGTATTACAAAGACTTGCAGGTAAAACTTATGCTGCAATAGGAAAAGAAGATGCTGCATTTAGAAGTCTTGGTAGCTTTTTAGGAAGTACATTACAAACTCCTGCAAGAGTTACAGGTAGAGCTGTAGGATTAGGATTAGCTGGAATTAAAACATTACCTGGCGCACCAATAAAAGCTTTAGGTGCAGTAAGAACATTTACTAAAGGTCAAGCATTTAATAAAAAACAAATACGTTTAGTTAGACCTAAAAATATTGATGAAGTTGTTATTGGTCCACAATCACAAGTTGTTGAAAGAAAATTAATTAAAGACCAATTAAAAGAAAAATTTGGATTAAATGTACAACCAGGACCTGAGTTTGAAAAATATTTAGGATTTTCATCTGCTTTTTATTCTAATGCTGACCCATATTTTAGACAGCTTATGTCATCTGTACCAGATTTTGGAATTAAAGGTTTAAATAAAAATGCAGCTTATGACCAATTAGTTGCTCACTTACAAGTTACTGGTTATTCAATTGAAGAAATGGCACCAATATTAAAAGAGTTTTGGAATGTAGATTTTAGAAAAAAACGTTCTGTAGCAAAATTTATGTTTGACCAAAACACAAGAGACGTTGCAAGAGTAAAAGTATTAGGTGGTCAATGGGAACCAGTAATGAAAGCTTTTGCAAAAATGTACAATACAACAATGGAACAAGCTACTGCATACTTTATAGCTGGTTATGCAGATGAAGCTGTATCTATGCCACACGTAGGAAATAAATATACAAAAACAGAAAGAACTATTTGGCAAGATTACAAAGGTGAAACTTATGGTATTGATATAGGTTCAGCTCATTTATTTTCTGAGTTTGCAGATAACTTACAACCATTTATTGATTACAGATTAATTAGACGTGCATACGGTAGTGCTTGGAAAGAATTAGATAATGCTAATACTGCAATGAAAACAGCTGCAGAAAATGCTAAAGATGTAGGTAGATGGATAAAATATAATTATCATTTCTGGGATGATGTAGATGCACCTAATCCATATGCAAATGGATTTATTGGTACAAGTAAACTTAATGAAGATGCGTTTACAATTCTTGCTGATTATTACACAAGAAAGTTATTTAAACCATTTGTACTTTTAAGAGGTGCTTTTTTTACACGTGTATTTATGGAAGAACAAATGCGTGTAGTTGCTGCTGGTCTTGACGGTTTTTTTAATCACCCAATACATTACATACAATGGGTTACATCTGGTAAAACAGCTAGAAACGCTGCAAAAAATGCAGGTAATATGGATGAGTTGTTTAAAGCAGGTAAGTTAAATAAATGGATAAATAAAGGTTTAACAAAAGAAGAAGCATATTTGAAATGGTCTGATGAAAACGTAGATGCTATGCGTTTAATGGACTCATACGAATACTTAGAAGCTACACAAAAAACATTTAACTTAGCTGGTATGCAAGGTAAAGAACAAAGACGTATAAAAGGTGCTAACTATATTATGCGTAAAAAAACTGAAACTAATACTAAAGATTATGTTGATGGTGTAAGAATGGAGTTATTACAATTACGTAACGATACTATAGCTAGAAAAGTTGCAGAGTATGGTTATGGTTCTCCTGAATTAGCTACTTGGATTATGTCTAAAGAAGGTGCATTAGCTAGAGCAGATTTACTTGAATGGGGTGGAGGTAGATGGAAAGGTATTACTAACGATAAAGATTTTATTGACCAATACTTACAATCTGTTGAAGCAAGAATCAGAATTAAAACTGGTGGTTTAGTATCAGAAGATAATGGTCAAGTAATTAAAATAACTAACTTTACAGAAAAAGATGGTGCTGTATTACCAGATACAAAATACAGATATAATATTTCTGTTAGTGCTGATAACTTAGGTAGTCAAGATTTAAGAAAGTTTATTTATGATGGAACTATTTTTGACAAAGTAAAAGGTAAAGATATTTCATTTAGAGAAGCTGCATTAACAAATACAAGAATGGAAAAGTTATCTGATATCTTACAAGAGTCATACATAACAAAAGGTAAAAAAGGTTTAGGAGATGATTTAGATTTAGGATTTGTTAAAACAGTAGATACATCTGCTGATAATCCT